AGAGTCCGCGTAGACGATGATAAGGGGAATGACCCGGGTCTCGTCCGTGATGCCCTTGTGGATGGCGACATTGTCGTTCCCGGTAAAGGCATCGATGAAGTACTGGGACACCTTGTCCTCGATGATGGATCGGATGGCGTTGCTCATTGTCAGTAAGAGAGGAATTGGCCACCCCCAGAGAGGGCGCCGCCTTGGCTAGTCATAGCCCATAGTTCGCGTAGACGTCCAGACTTAATCAATTTCTGGGCGATTAATAGGCGCATAGAGTAGGCCCTGTGGTAGATGGCGTAGCGGTACCAGATCCAGGCGACACCACCGCTGGTGTCTTGAGTGTGCCTACGATGTGCCGAGTTACCAACCGTGATGGATGGAGAGGTGGTGTTATCCAACTGGTTGATGAGGATTCCAGTACCCCATTGGTTGCCGATGACCCAAGAAGGAGCCTTGATCTTGCCAAGCTGCGACCCGGCTGTGTACCAGCCGGCCTTCAGTTTGCCTACTCGCTGTTGAACCTTCTTGATGTAAGGCATCACCTTGCCTGGATAGTCGGCGATGAAGTACGGCCTAAATTTGTCCGAAACCTTGTAGTTCCTTGGGCCGCGTCGGGCGGCTTCGTGCAAGCCTTGAATGTTGCCTGTATAGGCTTGGGAAAGGTTGTCCGTACCAAGATGTGTGACCGTGGGGGAATGGCTACCAATCTTCCTAGCGAACTTCTTGAAACGTTCATACATCATACTAGAATCCCAAAGGTCGGCGTTAGCGTTCTTCAGGAATTCAGGAAGGATGACCCTAGGCATAGCCCTGCGCTCGCGTAGCCACGCGGTGAACAGGCCAAGGTCGTCGGCGTTTGCGATAGACTTGAATGAGGCGTACCCAAGTGGTTCAAAGACCTTCTGAATGTCTGCCTCGACGCGATCCATACCCTCCTGCTTGGCTCGACCAGTAATGCCGGCACCGCTCCCTGGAGAGTTACCCTCTACCGGCAGGGTGTAATCCAGCATATCTTGGCAGAATAGGCGCGCCTGATCTTTGATGACGACGGCCACATCCTTCCCCATCACCTTGGCGAAGACCTCAAAGTGCTTCTTTAGTTGACGCTCATCGACCGTTACGCCGACCTTGATGACCAGCCTAGGGTCAATCTTGTTCATTGAACCTTGGTCTGAACCCTAGCGATGACCCAAGCGGACGGAGGGCGGTCGGCTAGGGCTACGATGCGGTATTCGGAGCCAGAGTAGGTAACGACATTGCCGAAGGCGATGACGCCTGGATTGGCCACGAAGTCCGTGCGGAGGAACTTGACCTCAAAGGTGGTCTGATTGAGGAAACCGCCGGTCTCCATATCTTGGAGAACCATAGGCTGGGTAATCATCGCCTTGAAGGTCACCGGGGTTCCGCTGGGGACGTTCTTGACGGTGACGTCCTTGCCAACCTCGTTGAGGATGGTAAGGGCATCTGCCGTGGCATCTTCAAAAAATCCCATACGCTTTGCCGTAGGTCAAAAGGAAGAGGCCACCCCGGTATCGAGGTGGCCTCTTTGCATTGGCGCGTGGGGAGGACACTTGCCTCCCCGAAACCTTACGAGGTGAAGGTGACCTTCTGGAGCGCGTCGGGGTTACCCTTCGCGGAGCCGATGAGCCAGGTCGCCGACAGCTTGTGGAGACCGGCCGACCAGTCGTACCAGTAGCGGAGAGCGTACGAGAACTGGCTGTCCGGATCGGTGACGATGGTCTGTTCACCACCGCCGGTCGTCGGAGCGGCCGGGACGCGGGTGACGACGACGAGACCTTCCTTGCAGGAGACCACGCCGTTGAGGCCGGTTTCCAGGCCAGCGGCGTCGAAGCCGTTGTACTCGTAGAAGTCGATGCCGTGGATCATACCGAGGCGGTTGCCGCGGATGACGTCGGAGGTGCCGATGGAGAACGCCTGAGCGATCACCGGGTCGGAGATGAGCTGCTGGTAGGCGGTCGGGGAGACGAGAGCGGCGCGGCCTTCCTGCGGGAGGTTGGCGAGCGTCAGGCTCTTGGCGATGTTCGACACGGCGATGCGGTTGAAGCCCGAGCCGGCGCCGGAGTAGCCAGCGGTGAACGAGGAGTCAACCTTACCGAGAACCTGATCGAACAGGGACTTCACGACGGCGTTAGCCATCGGCGCCATAAAGAGGCGGCGGAGGCGATCCAGGGAGAGGGTGGCGACTTCGTAGTCGGTGAAGCCGATGGTGACGTGCTTCTGGTCAACGAGGGTGACCGGGACGTCCGTGGAGACCGCATCGACGGTGCTGAAGCCAGTCGCGCGAGCGTAGTTCTCGGCGGTGAACTTCCCGGCGTAGCGGGTGTGAACCGTGGTACCGCGTTCAGCCACATAGGAGCCGAAGTCGGTCACCGCGATTTTGGTGAGGGGCTGAAGCTGCGGCACCAAGGTGCGCAGGGACTCTTCAGCCACGAGTTGGAGGGTCAAGCCTCCGATAGCGTTAGCCATAGTATTTTAGTAGGGTGAGGGGTGAAATTAGCGAAGGTTGGCCGCGGCCAGGATCGCCGTGCGGTGCTTCGTGTAGAAGTCCGAAGCGGCCTTGGCGTCCTTCTGGCGAAGAGCGGCCCACTCTTGAGCGAGTTCGTCGTTGGACTTGCCCTTGGCTTCAACGCCTTCGGGGGCGACCTCGACGGCCTCGACGCCGACGGAGGCGGCAATCTTGGCGGCTTGCTTGGCGGCGGATTCAAAGGTGCTTTCGAGCGCCTTCTTTTCGGCCATCAGGGATTCGGCCTTGGCGACAGCGGCCTTGGCAGCTTCTTCGGCGGCGGTAACCTTAGCGGCCATCTCGATGAGAGTGGCTTCCTTGGCGCCGACCTGCGCGGTGAGTTCGGTCACCTTTTCGTTGAGCGCGGCCAGTTCGGTGGCCTTGGCGTCAACTTCGGCAGACTTGATGCCGAAGGCTTCCTTGAGCTTGTTGAAGGACTCTTCGATGGTCATATTGCAATTAGCCTGGAGTCAAATTAGACAGGTTCCACGACATCCGTAATCTCACGGATGATGTGGGTGATGAGACCCTTCTGGGCGGCTTTCTTGCCTTCCCAGACTTGGCCTTCCATATCCTCATCCTTGGCAAACAGCCGGCGACGCTTCACGGTGGCGCGGAACTGGTCGCGGCGCTCATCGACGTCATCCTGAAGGTACTCCTTGTCCTCCTTGGTGAGGGAGGTGCCTTCAAGTCCCATAGCCTTATGCTTGCCGGCCTTGATGACCTCCATCTTGACGCCTTCCATCGCGTAGGCTTCGGAGAGATCAGCGAAGGCGATGTAGACGCCTACGGAACCCCAAGACGACGAAGGGGTGCCGCAAACGCGCTCGCAACGAGACGCCAGCTCATAGGCGGCGGAGCAACACTCGGTCACGCTGACTGCGGTCGTTGGCTTGTTGCAGTTCTCGATGAGTTCGCCGACTTCCTCAAGGCCATCACAGGTGCCGCCTGGAGAGTTGAACTCAAGCACGATTTCATCGACTTCAGGATTGGCCATAGCCTCCTTCAGGTTGTCGGAGACGTCGTCCAAATCTACCGCATTACAGCGCTTCTCGATTTCGGACAGGCCCTTTCCGATGACGCCGCAGACCGGGATTACGGCCTTCTTGCCGACGATCTCCATCTTGCGCGGCTTGCCGAACATCAACTCAAGCATATCGTTCACGCTGGCGGCCTTGAGGTCGGGCGTGATGGAGATGTTGGCCACCGCGTCCAAGTAGGTCTTGGCTCGCATCAGATTGATCTTCAGCGGGCGACTACCCTTGAAGGCGTTAAGGAGGTGCTTCATTGGATTGAAAAAATAAAAAGAAAAATCACTCGTCTAGGGGGTCTTCTTCCTCGGTTTCCTCGGCGGCGCCTTCCTCAAGTTCGGCGGTGTCCTCCGGGTCATTGTTACCGACGGTTTCGTCGTCGTCGTGCTGTTCGTCCTTCTCGACGTCCTCGGTGTCCGTGATGTCCTGGAGGCCGACGTTGGTCGGCTTGAGGAGCATCCAAAGCGGAACCTCATACTGCTTGGCGGCATCGACGTACATCTTGGCCTCGATGGCACGACGCTTGAGCATCGTGGAGAAGTGTTCGCCTTCTTCTTGGCAGTTCTCGCCGATGGTCTTGAGGCCGAACTCGATGTCGGCTCGGTTCTGAGCAGAATCACGGCCGGCGTCTACGGTGACGCGCTTCGGGGTAGTCCAGACGACCTTGTTCCAGTCGTTGGCTTCCGGCAGCTCGCCCTTTGCGATCCCGCAACCGATGACGTAGCCCCAGACAGGGGTGAGGAAGCGGTTGATTAGGACGCGCTGGAGATGCTGGAACTTGCGGTCAGCCTTCGCCACGATGAGGCGCATCGAAGCGCCACCAGCCTTGGAAGGATCATAGAGGAACTCGTAAGGTAGAGTTCCAGCCACGGAATCACGAACCAGATATTCCAGGAATCCATTGAAGGTCGGGTTAGGACGGTTGGACTGGAAAGACTCCAAACGCTCGCCTGGAGCAAGGGCCAAAATCTTACCACCGATAAAGGTGGAGGCTTCGTTGGCGTTGGTGAGGCCGTCGCCCTGCCAGCCTTCCGGGCGCATCCCGAAGGCTTCAAAGTCGGACTGGGCGCCGTCGAACTGGGCGGTCTCGCGGGTGAGGGTGCGGACGACGTCGCCGTTCATCTTAACGGCAAACTTCTCCAAAGAGACGATTTCCAGCATATCAACGATGTTGTTGATGCTGTGCTGGAGGGGGCTGTAGGCCCGCGCGCCAGAGGCGACCTCGGGTTCGTAGACGTGCATCACGGCGTTGGCCGGGACGTGGCGGCTAGTTCCGTCGGAGCGGATGACGTTGTACCAGTCGGGGCGACCGTACTTGCCGAAGTGGATGCCGTCTACCATTCCAGGCTCTGGTGCGGAAGAGTCTGCACAGGCCACACGGTGGGATTCAATCAACTGGATGCGAGGCTCCCCGGAGCCATTCTTGGTCTTGATTGGGAAGCATTCGCCGTCACGGTAGATCAGTCGGGCGATGATGTGCTGGAGTTCGTAGAAGTTGAAGCGCCCGGTGATGTCGCAGGGGTTGCGCGCCCAGTCGTCAAAGTACTTCTCGTACTTTTCATCGACGTGCGGGTTGCCGGTGCGAGCTTGGGCCTTGATGCCGTCGCCAACCGAATAGAGGGCCATATCGGAGAGAATCTGGCGGATTACGCCGGCATTCAGCTCCATCCAGCGCATCTTGCGCGTGGTCTCCAGACGGTCGTAGACCGTCATCGTCTTCTTGAAGTCGGTCGGCCAAGACGACCAAATCCAAGAACGCTTGTTGGAGAACTTTGCAGACTCGAAATTGCTGAAGATTCCAGGGCCACCTGTGGCCTGTTTCTTCAACGGTTCCGAATCAGCCTTCTTCTTTTTCGGGGTGTTTTTGCGCGCCATAAAGATCAGAGACCACGGAAGTTGTTCAGCAGATTGCCGACACGAACACGGTCAACAGAGCCATACTTTTGGGGATTCTTGATCTGTAGGGCGTAGCGGCACTCCAGGAGGACGGTCGGAGGGTCGATGGGCCAGTCCTTGCGGATGTCCGTACCAGAGTCCCGGTACTCCATAATGGTCTTGCCCTCGGTGACCAAGGCTACCGCTTTATCGCGAATCACCTCAATCTGGGCAATCTCAAGGGTCATAAAGATGCCCTTGGGGGAAGTGGAACCACGATAATGGACAAAAGCCATATGTTTTTGCCGCTAGTCAAAAGGGCCGGTCTTCCCCCCCAACAACGACACTCTTGAGAGCCACCCAAGACTAGACGAAAAGGGAAGACCGGCTTGGCTACACCGTGGTGTCTTCCTTTGGCTTGTCAACTGCCTTTTCGTCTACGGCGTTTTTGTTCTTACCGCGGCCGACCAGCTTGGCCATCAGAGCCGGCAGGATGCCCATTACCTCGCAGTCCCACAAGTGGTTAGCCCTTTCGCCTACCTGAACCCAGATGGGCTTACCGGCATCCGTGCGGGTGCGATGCTCGGACTGCATCTGCTTGCGGTACTCATCCCCGGCGTCTTGTGCGTAGGTGTGGTGTCCTGCCCTGCGTAGCCGGGTTAAGGTATCCTTGAGGGCCAGGTTTGAGAACTTGAACACGCGGCACGACTGCTTGCCAACCTGGACGATATTGGCCGGCGAGTAGGGGCGGTAGGCCACCTTGAGGCCGTAAGGCGTCTGTACCCGCCAAGGATGGTCGTTGACGGCGGTTCCTCGGGTGGCGTTCCATCCGTAGTTTGCGCAAGCCGTGTAGACCTCGTTCATATTGGGGCCGTCGCCGGAGTCAACAAAGGTGAACTTGGATGCCACCTTGTGCTTGGTCTGTAGATCACGCACCTGTTCCCAAGTGTCCACATACTGCCACCAGATGAGGCGAGACTTGCCCTCGGCGCTCCAGGCACGGATGAGGCAGAAGAAGCCCTTGCGCTGGACGTCAACGGACAGAAAGCGAAGGCGGGCAAACTCGGTGCTGTTCGTCATCTCCGGGGTGAACGGAGGGGAAACCAGTTTGCCGGCGTAGTTGGCACCTTCCTCCTCCCACTCGGAGTTCATCATATATCCGCTGGGCAGGACTTCCCCACCGCCATCGTCCGGCTCGTCAGACCAAGGTAGGGCCAATCTCTTCTGCTTGAAGTCACGGCGCTTGGTCTCATCGCCGCCTTGGTCGAAGGACTGCGCAGCTTCGATGCACTCTACTGCTAGGTCTCCCCACGAAAGACCCCAAAGCATCGATAGGGCATTAAAATGAAAACCTCGCCGTCCCTTGGGGGCGGAGGGGTTCTGCGGGACGTATTCGGCGTCCTTTGTCATCATAGCCCGGACGCTGTTTCGATCCAGGTATTTCTCCTGACAGCACTTGCACTCGTAGTAGGTGCCAGCTCGGACTAGGTCTAGGTTCCAGCCTTGGGCGGTCTTGGCCTCCTGCGGGTACTTGATCTGCACCCAGTCAAATGGCTGGCGCTCACCGCACTTCAGGCATTTGAACGACCATTCTCCCCTGTCGGTGGAGTTGAAGAGGTCTGTGAATTCATCACCTTCCACCCCTCCTTGTGAGACGAAGACACTCTTACCCTGCCAAGTGAACGCAGTCCGTCGGGCTTGCGCTTGCTTGAGGTGTCCTTTCGGCCATTGCCAGCACTCGTCACCTCCGAGAAAACGAATAGAGCGTCGCTGGAGGTTTCGCTCATTGTTAGCACCAAGCACCCAAGTGGTATTTCGCTGAAATTGGGTTGTGTGCCACTTATTTCGGTCAATGTCACCAATCCGTTCTCTAGTGCTAGGCGTATTTTCCCACAGAGGTCGTAGGCGTGTCTGTTGCCAGTCTTGGGCGTTGAGGTCGACGTCTTGTAGCAGGAGCATCGGTCCAGGCGTCCGCGAGGGGACAAACGCTGACCACAGTTCAAGCACCATCGACTTACCCGACTGGACGTTGCCTTGGACGACGATGGTTTCGACTTCGGGATCTTGGATGGCACGGAGGATAGGGGCTAGGTATGGCGTGGACTCGATTCGGAAGGGGCCGGGTTGCGGGGAGTATGGGACGTTCTTCACGTTCCGTTCAAGCCAATCGATGATGTCCCCATCAGGATCTGGCGCCAACAGGGCGCGCAGGGTGTCCTCAAACTGCTTCTCCATCGTCGTTCTGGACTTCGTCCGGGTCGGTTGACTGGGTTTCTTCGATGGCCACCTCAACGACCGCCTCCTTGACGGCGTCCTTTGCGTCATCAGCCTGATTGGATAGGCGGGCCAGGATCTTCGTGACCTCCTCGTCGATTGCCTTCATCGCCGTGCCTGGAGCATCAGGGTTGGCCTTGATGGCAATCTTGGTGGACAACTGGGTTAGTTCGTTGCGGATGGACAGCAGAACCTTGCCGAAACGTTCAATCGCGGTCTGGGTCTTGATGTACTCCTTGGCGGCGATGTTGCGGGCGTGTAGTTCGCGCTCCAGGGAGACCAGCGTCTTGACCAGCTTGTCGTAGGTGGCGTAGGACTTCGACTGGTTGGGGCTATGCTCGTCTAGGTCTTCAAGGTACTGCTGGTAGGCGCGAGCCTTTAGCTCCCGGTGCTGTTCGACGATGTGGGCGAAGTTGCGGTCGTTCTCGGACATCTGGCCGGCGGTCAGCGTAATCTCCGCATTCTTGCGTACATTAGCCCCTCCGTTTCTACGCATCTGGCGCTCGTTGTACCAAGCCTCCGCGGCCTCGATGGAGTCCGTGGGCATCCCTTGGTTGATGAAGCCGTTCACGGCTTGCCGGGAGATTTCAAGCCGCTCGGCGATGTCTACTGGTCTTACGCTCATTCTTCTTTAGGTTGGATTTGATGACCCCTTGCTTGATGTTCTCGCAGTCGGAGTCAGACCGCATATAGCAGCTCGGTGGCAGGTTGAGGCGCTTCTGGATCTGCTTCACCCTCCAGGAGATGGTGGCCTTGTCCACGCCGTACTTCTTGGCCACGTCGGCCATCGACTTGTAGTTGCGGTAGCCAAGGGCCATCCTGATGCAGTCGTTGTGGAGCAGTACCTCCCGGTTATTGGTGCAGTCAAGGGCGTCGATTACGCGGGCGATGATGGAGACGAGGGAGGTGTAGGACGATTGGCTTTCTTCGGTTTCCTGCTTCACGGCTACGCGGTCGGCGTAGGATGCGTCGTAGATCCTACGGTGCGGTTCAGGAAGGTTCTCGTTGAAGTAGTCGCCTATGTCGATGTTGGCGGACTCCAGGGCGGCGCGCTCCTGTGCAGACAAGCCGGCCACGAATGCCTTCCATTCGACTGAAAGTCGTTCCCTACTCACCGAGAATCCTCCGTAGCGTGACGACGGCCGACGCCAGTTGCTTGGCATCATCCATTAAAAAGGAAGCACCTTTCTTGATGTCCTTGGGGGCATCGGCGTCCATCACGACGGAGAGATAGGTCTGGATCAGACGGTTGGCGACGCGGTTGATGCTCTCAATCGACGCCTCCATATGCTCGCGCTCTGTCTCTTGAATGGCCAATGTAGGGATGGTGTATCCCCGGGTTAGGCTCTTTTGCAAACATTCATTTGCAGATTTCATAGAGGCCTGAGTCGCCCTTGAAGAACAGACCCTCGCGGATGCAGAGGCGCGTCAGGCACCAAGCCCGGGTCGAATTGAGGTCTTCGCCGTAGACGGCGTTCCAGTTCTCGGCGACTTGGTCGCGCAGTCGGGTGGCCGACATAGGCTCTTGGGGCAGAAGGTGGGCGAGAGCTCGGACTTGATCTACGCGCTCCTTGGACTTGAGGATCTTGGCGGCGTTGAGGGCGTCCAGGTGAGCGGACATCCGCTCCCGGTTCTTGGCCCAGATTTTCCTCCAGTAGCCCTGGAAGTGCGGCCGGCTCCGGTTGTCGTTTTTTGGGTTGTTGTTCATAGGGGGGGAGGGGGGATTGAGAATGGAGGAACCATTTCCGCAAGCCCCCGGAGGGAGGCGCTAGCGGGAATGGGGCCGAAGGCCACCATTCTCTATCTTATTACTGTAAGGCGTTAGCCTTACTATAAGATAATGTTCGGATATCGGATTTGCTATAGGCAGGGATAGATGTAAGTCACAGATATGGGGTCGTCAATGCAAAACCCCGGTTTTCGTCACTTTACTCCCGCCTTTTTTCCGGGGTGTGGCGTCTTCGCCGCCCCGGGGTATCCAGGCCCCTAAGAGATTCCTTGTCGGGGGAGCTGCCCGACCGGTGGGCCGATGCATCCGATTGCTAAATGCGGTCATATCTACCCTTAGTCTATTGCGGCCATATGTACGACGAAAGCGCCCTGACCGACGATAGGAGGGCAGGGCGAAAATTTTTTTCCGCGCAGATCCAGGGCCGGCGGCGAGCGCCGACCCCGGCCGGCGGGGGTCTTTGACTGGCCGAGCTGCGGCCTAGTCGCGGTCAGGCCACCCCATATCGGCGAGCGCTTCCTCGGCGCAAGCGTCGGCCGCGCTGTCGAGGTCGCGGCGCAGGGCGCGCCAAGGGTTGAGGCCGCGTTCGAGGCGCTCGGCGACGTCGTTGGCCGCGTCGGTCAGGTCGCACCGGCCGGGAAGGTCGGGGATGAGGTCGAGGGTAACGACGCCGCGCGTGCGCTTGCGCAGGGCGCGGGCGAGCGCGCCGTCGGCGACGACCTGCGCCCACCGGCGCCGGCCATCGTCGCCAAGCGCCGCGATCCAGGCGCCAAGGCGGGCGCGCGCGTAGACGCCGGCGCACAGGTCGGTGCGAAGGCGCGTTGGGCGCTGGCCGGGGAAGGCCGCGACGTCGGCCGCGGCGAGCGCTTCGCGGTACGACGACCAGGCCTTCGTCGAGGCCTCGATGCCGGCCGCGAGGGCGGGGGCATCGGCCGGCGCGCCGGCGCGCTCGGCGAGGGTGCGCTGGGCGCCGGCGGGCGCCCAGTCAAGGCGCTGGCCGGCGTGGAGCGGCGTCGGCACGTTGGCGAGGTAGTCGGGGGCGAAGGGGGCGCGCTTGGCGCCGCGGGGGCGTTTGGAGGTGGTCATAGATCGAGCTGCAGGGTTGGGGTTAGTCGTTGGGGTAGGTTTCAGGGTGGGCATTGTAGACGGCGCGCAGGATGTCGCGCAGGTGCATCCTAGTGTCGTTGCAATCTTCGGCCAGACGGTCGAGGCTGGTCTGCGTCGGATTCTGCGTGGACTCGGCGATGGCGTTGGCGCGGTTGGCCGCGCGGCCGGCGCTGTCCTGCGCGTCGAGGATGGAGGCGACAAGCGCCTTGAGTTGTTCGGGGGTCATTGCGTTGGGTTGGGTTGGGTTGGGTTGGGTTGGGTTGGGTTGGCTGGGTGGGAGGGGTCAGGCGTA